ATCCTGCAGGTCAAGAATTGTTTGGACGTTTTTCTACACAGTCAAACGTTTTTATTACTGTTGAGGGGTCGACAAGTAATGTGAAGAAAATTAAATCTACGGGAACAGTGAGCATAACAAAAACTGCCGCAACTGGAACCGTGGACATTACAAACAATGGTCATGCATTGACAGGCAATGGCACCGACTTTGCTAATGAGTTTGCAAACTTAGATTTTGCAGTAATAGAAATAGATCCCGGAATTGCCCAAGAAAATAAATTTTATCCGATAAGATTTGCTAATGTAGAAAACGCAACTACAGCAAATTTAGTAAGTGAGTGGAAGTTTGGAACTGTTTCCTCTGCAAACGTTTATTTTGCTACACATAATATCAATGGATCTGGCACAGAGTTTAGTGCAAGATTTGAAAGTGGTGACAACATGTTTATTCGACTGTCCGACAATAGTTTTAGAAAACTTGAACTAAATACAATTACATCGGATACTTTGGCAAATACTAACACATTGTGGACTGAGAGTGATGTCTCTGGTGCCACAGTTTATTACACGCAAGAGTTTTAAGAATGGCAACGAGATTAGCAACAAAAAAATTAGCAACTAAGGCTGCAAGAGATTTCTTGAATAGTATAAGTGCTACTGACAGTAGTACACAAAAGAAATCGACAATATTGTATACAGTTTTAGGCAAAGACACAGAGTATGCAAACGAACCGACTCCTGACGACGTTTTAGATAACGTAGAGGTCAGTCAAATAAAAGTTCGTCAAGAATCAATCGGTGCCAAAAAAGTCAATGCTACAGATGTTTCTCTTGCAATTCCTCGTTATGATTGGGTGCAGGGAACTGTGTATGCAATGTACAGGGATATTGACCAATCATTACACACTAGAAATTTTTATGTCATTACAAGAGACAGCAATGTATACAAGTGCTTGAATAACAACAGCAATAGTCCTTCATTATATGAACCTAGAGGATATGACTTATCTCCATTTACTTCTGCAGACGGATACACTTGGAAGTATATGTACACTGTCAATACTGGTGATGCGGATAAGTTCTTGACTACACAGTATATACCTGTAAAAGAAAGATCAGTTTCTGATGGATCGGTAGAAAGTGATAGGCAATTAGAAGTTCAAAATGCATCTGTCAATGGTGCTATTGAAATGATTGAACTCAATAACGAAGGAATTCGTTATTTGCAAGTAGCTAACGGTGCTGTGATCGACGCAACTGCATTGACTGTTACATTGTCTCCTGTTCAAGGTGCACCAGAACCAACCAACGATATCTATAACGGATCTTCACTTTATATTACCTCGGGGACAGGTGCGGGACAACTGCGTAGAATTATTAGATATGATGGAAACTCTAAGCAATGTGTTGTTAATACTGCATTTACGACAATCCCACAAAACGATTCAACTGTTGTAATTTCACCAACTGTTACGATTGTTGGTGATGGCACAGGGGCAAAAGCATATGCGTCTGTAGGAGTTGATGGGGTTATTGCAAATGTCAATTTAGTATCTATTGGTCAAAATTATACAAAAGCAGATATTATTATTACTGCTAATGCGCAACACGGGATCGGAGCATCTGCCAATGCTATTATCAGTCCACTCAATGGACATGGTAGTAATCCTGCGGAAGAACTTTTTGCGGATAAAATTGTTATTAACACACAATTTAGTGGCACTGAAGGTGTTGCAGTGGATGGAAAAGGATATATTCAGTCCAACACTGATTTCAGAACGATTTCTTTATTGGCAGATCCAATGTTAAAAGTCGACGAAAACAATGAACATATTGAAACAGAAGTTGTTGCAAATACTTCAAACAGTCCACAGACATTGCGATTGACAAATATATTAACAATGACATATGACGAAACGGATGGTGATGTTATTCTTAACCCATTAAATATTGGTGATACAATTACGACTGAAGCAATGTTAATTAGAGCACAGAGTGGGGATCTAGAATTTGTCACTGAACTTTCTCCTAGTGTTAGAAGAGATCAAGCACTATCAAAAGCAGTACAAGCATCAAATGGGCACGTTGTATTCACAAAAAGAGATTTAACTAGAGATTCTTCCTTCTATAATATTTACATAAATAATGTAAGAAGTTATAGTAACTATGCTCCATTTGTTAAAGATGATGATATTTTAAAGAGCACTAGTGAAACGGTAGTTGGAAGAGTTGTTGATGTTTCCGGACCAGAAGCAAACACTTTTTCTGGAGATATTCTGTATGTAGAAAACGTACAGAAAGTAACAAAAAATTTAGATCAAATAGAAGACATCAAAATCATTTTAGATTTTTAAAGGTATAATAAATGGCAATCGAAACCAATCTCAATAACAGTCCGTACTTTGACGACTTTGATGAAACAAGTCAATACCATCGTATTCTATTTCGTCCGGGGTATTCTGTACAAGCAAGGGAACTGACACAAATTCAATCTATTTTGCAAAATCAGATTGAGAAGTTTGCAAACGAAGTTATTGTTGATGGTACCGTTGTTTCTGGATGCTCTGTTAAAGTTCGATCTATCAATTACGTTAAGTTGAGAGATAAAGACTTTGCTAATAGTAGAATTGTTCTGTTGAATGATTTCTATGATAGTGGAAAAATTGCTAATGTCGTTGTGACCGGAACACTTTCTGGTGTTCAAGCAAGGTTAATTGATGTTAGGGATGGTTCTGAAGTCGGAATTCCAAATAATTTGACTATGTTTGTCGATTATTTAAATTCAGGAACCGATAAAGCGACCAAAGTATTTAATAACGACGAAGAACTTATCTTTACTACAAATGGTCAGACTCGATCAGCAGGATTTAAATTTGCGGCAAACACAATTAAGGCAGACTCTTTTGGGGACTCTACCGGAAGAGGATTGTATGCAACAGTGTCTGATGGCACGATCTATCATAAAGGACATTTTATTTATGTCGAGCCACAAGGAACTGTTGTATCGAAATATGATTTGACTGCAAACGTCAATATTGGATTCGAAACACGGGAATCTATTATCGATTCAAATCAGGATGTTAGTTTGCTTGATAATGCTACTGGTGCTACTAATTTTTCTGCTCCCGGTGCTAATAGATTAAAACTTTCACCAACTCTTGCGACAAGAGCAAGAGGAGTTGCAAATACACAAACCTTCTTTACTATTGCTGAAATGGACAATGGTGAAATTGTTCGTAAAAATACTGATACTCGTTACGCAGAAATTTCAAATCATATTGCCGCAGGTGTATACGATAGTCACGGTAATTTTGCAATGGAACCATTCAACGTAAGAATCCGTGAACACTTGAAGAATGAAAGCAATCTTGGACGGTATGCCGACGGTGATTCCAATAAACTTGTTTGTGAAGTTGAAAGGGGTTCGGGATATATCATGGGTAGGAAAGTAAGTCTTACCAACGCAATGTATAGATCTTTCGACAAAGCAACAGATACCGAAGTATTTGATGGGGTGGCAATAGGACAAAATATTGGTAATTATGTTTTTATCAATGAAGTTGTTGGACTTTGGAACTTTACTCAACTAGTGCAAGTAGACCTATATGATACTGCGCAGACAGCAGTAACCTCAAAACTATATGGTATTTCTAGTGCAACTGGTGTTAAGATCGGTACTGCTTATCTGAGAGGGTTCGAATATGAATCTGGTGTTTCAGGAACTGCAAGTGGTAAATATCGTGCATATCTGTTTAACATCGAAATGAATTCTGGACAATCGTTTAAAGATGTTAAAGGTCTATACGTCAATAATGCTGTTTATTCAGATTCACTTGCTGATATTGTTTTAGAAAATGATGGTTCAGCAAAACTTTATGACTCAGGTTTAGAATCATCAGTATTCCCCCTACAGCAGGGTGGTACTAAGTTACTAACTAAAGAAAGATTTAGATTTAGACAAAAGTCAAGTGGTAATGTTCAGCAAGTAAATGACGGTCAGGTAACTATCGACATTGCATCTTCTTACTTAAGTGAAGCAGAAGCACTCGATGTCCAAGGAACATTAACCGGACCTGCAGAAAGATCTTACGTTGTTGTTGCAAAAGAAGCAGCCGAAACAATAGATCAACCGGGTACCATAGATTCTTCTACTCAAATTGGATCTACACAATCATCTACGATACAAGGTAATGGTACAAAATTCCGTACTACGTTTAGAGTTGGAGACGTTGTAGAAATTGGTCCTAATGGTTCTCATATTGGACAAGGTATTGTTGCTTCAATTGCTTCTGATACCGAAA